TTAATTACGATTGGACGAAATATTAAAATAAAACTAGATGAAATATTGAATGAAGATATGTCATCCCTTACCTATGTAATTATTGAGAACCAAATTAGTCCTATTGCAAATAGGATGAAGACCATACAGGGTATGATTGCACAATATTTTATTATGAAAAATAACGATATTCGTATAGAATTTGTTTCTTCTGTTAACAAATTAAAAGATGTAGGTGTTGGTGTTGGTGTTGGTGTTGGTGTTGTAGGGGTTACTGATGTAGCTACTGATGTTGTATCTGGTGGTGTTGCTGATGCTAAAAAAAAATATAAAGATAGAAAACTCTTAGGAATTCAACGATGTTTACATTTGGTTAATAACAACGATAATTATAAAGAATGGAGTAGTTTTTTTACGACGCATTCCAAAAAAGACGATTTAGCCGACGCATTATTACAGGGTATTTGGTTTGTCAATAAAAATAAAAATTGATAGTTAAATATGCATTTATGCAAATTACACCTATAAACCAAACACCAAACACATAACAATGGAATTATCACCAGAACAACTAATAGCTTTCGATAAATATGTTCAAGGAGAAAATATATTTATCACTGGACCTGGCGGTTCGGGAAAATCCGCTCTTATTCGAAAAATAAAAGAACATAATGATCAAAGAGTACATTATCAAAAGCAGCTTCAAGTATGCGCTCTTACTGGATGCGCTGCTATTTTATTAAATTGTAAAGCAAAAACACTACATTCTTGGGCTGGTATCTGTTTAGGAAACGGCACTATCGAACAAAATGTAAGTAAAATAATCAATAGCAGCTTCAAAAAAAAAGTCTGGAAAGGTACAAATATTTTAATAGTCGATGAGGTCAGCATGTTGTCTCTCAAATTATTCGACATGTTGAATCAAATTGGTAAATTAGTCAGAAAAAACTCCAGACCTTTCGGAGGAATTCAATTAATATTTTCAGGAGATTTTTACCAGCTTCCTCCCGTGGGTAGCGCGGATGAACCCGATTCCAGACGCTTTTGCTTTGAAAGCGATGAATGGGACTCTGTTTTCCATAAAGATTGTCAAATCCAGTTAATAAAAATATTTAGACAAACAGATGATACATACAGCAGTATTTTAAATCAAATTCGTGTGGGTCGTCTTAAAAAGAAATCAAATGAATTGCTACTACAATATGTAGATAGACCAGCTGCGACTGGGTTAATAGTTGAACCCACTAAAATGTTTCCTACAAAACATCAGGTTGAATGTATAAATAATAGTAAAATGGCTTCTTTAGATGGGATTGGAAAAGATTTTGCTATTAAAAATTTGTCAAATTTAGAAATGACACAAAAAGGAAAAATGATTCGATCACAATGCACCGACAAGGATATTCAATGTGAATTTGACTATTTAACTAGAAATTTAATTTGTGATGCAAATATTAAGTTGAAAATCGGATGTCAAGTTATGTGTATAATAAATATTCGGCTAGAAGATGGTGAAATGTTAGTATGTAATGGCAGTCAGGGAATAGTCACACGATTTTGTTTAGCAACCGGGTTACCCTTTGTTAGATATAATAAAGGAATAGAAATGCTTATGTCTAGACATATTTGGGAAAGTGAGACTATTCCCGGGATTGGTGTGGCGCAAGTGCCTTTGATATTGGCGTGGGCTTTGACTATTCATAAGTCACAGGGGGCTACTTTAGACGTCGCTGAAATAGACGTTGGTAGTGGGATATTTGAGTGTGGTCAAACCTACGTGGCACTTTCACGTGTGCGATCACTTGAAGGATTATACTTGACTTCTTTTGATGCTCAAAAAATAAAAATCAATAAAAAGGTAAAATACTATTATGAAGCTTTGACGCTATACCATGAATCAAAAAAAACGCAAGAAGAAGTATATATTCCTGTTGTAGTGTCTAGGGGATGTGACGGAGCGGAAAGCGTATCGCTGCGCAAAACAGACCCAGAATACTCCACTAATGTATCCCTCGAAGTAGACAATGTATTTACCAAATTTCAATATGTAGAACCCACGAATGTCATTCCTTTAGACGAATCTAGTAAATTATAAATGAGTCATATTGTAAAAAATATATATTGTAATTCGTAATACTTAAAATTATATGTTCTAATTACTTCATAATAGCAATGGATCCGGAAATTATAGATATTTCAACATTACATCTTAATGAAAATTTAGGTTCATGGGGCTCTTCTAGTTCTGGTTCTGGTAGAGGTCCACAAAAATCAACCAATTTTGGTTCTGGAATAGAACTGCTTATGAATGAGAAAAAAAAGGAAGGTTCTGGAAGACAATCTAGTGATATTGATATTGAAGATTTAAATAATCTAGAAGATGAACTGAACGATCTTGTTGATGACAATGGACCTGGTCTCAGTTATGAAAATAAATCTAATTTTTTTACAAAGGGTAATTCTTTTAATGATGGTCCGTCTATTAATGTCCGATTTGATGATGGTCCTAGTCTAGGACAATCTACTGCTGAAAGTAGTGGGGATGCTAAAACCTGGGACGGATATGGTAAATTTAATAACGTACCTTTAAATCCGGATAAATCATTGCCATCTCAACCTCAATTGAACAAGGAAGAACTATTAAGAGAGAAGTTTAAGTTTTTAAGACGATTGGAAGCTCTTGAAGCCAAAGGTGTTAATTTGACTAAAAAATACAATATGGAATCGCCTTTGGCTGAAATGCAGGGTGAGTATGAAATGATTATGGAAGAGAAATCAAAGCAAAACTCTGTTAAGTTTCAGGGGAATATGCTTATGGCTACTATCAATGCATTGGAATTTTTAAATAATCGTTTTGATCCTTTTGATATTAAAATTGATGGGTGGTCTGAACAAGTAAATGAAAATATGACTGATTATGATGATGTTTTTGGAGAATTGTATGATAAATATAAAAGTAAGGCTACTATGGCTCCTGAACTTAAATTGTTATTTCAATTGGGTGGTAGTGCTATGATGGTTCATATGACAAATACTATGTTCAAATCCGCTATGCCTGGAATGGATGATATTTTGAGACAAAATCCTGACTTAATGAAGCAATTCCAAAGTGCTGCAGTCAATACTATGGGTCAAACCAATCCTGGATTTTCTGGATTTATGAATGGAATCATGAATCCTGAACCGCAATCGAACATGAGTCGCGGACCACCTCCTGCACCCATGGCCACACAAGGTCCTGGCGCCCCGCAAATGACTTCAAGTAGACCCGGTAATAATAATTATGGTAGTGGTCCTAGCACCAGTCAATCCACTCGACCTGATTTGGTAAGAGGTCGTGGATTCAATGAAAATGATGGTATTAATATCAGAGAATCATTTGGAAATACAAATGATACGGATCGCAGCAAACGTGCTCCATCCCGTGCAGAAATGAAGGGTCCTAGTGATATTACTGACATTCTATCTGGACTAAAAACAAAGACTATTAACATTCAAGAACAACCGAAATCGAGTAGCGCTAACATGGATGAAGGAAATAGCAGCACTATCAGCATTTCTGATTTGAAAGAGTTGCAGGGGGATGGTAACATGCCCAAGCGTAGCAAGCGCAGACCAAAATCTGATAAGAACACGGTTAGTTTAGATATTTAAGGCGTCTGAGGCGTTTATTGTCTATGTTCAAATATATAATAAGATGCATTATATATTTGAATCCATACTTGTGGGTATATATAGTGGTGTAATAGCCATTATATTGTCTTTTGTTCTACATAACTATTATTACCTCCTTTTTTTGACTGGATTCATAAAACATGTGGGTGGATATTACTTGAATATACATACCTATTATTGTAATCATGGAGATGCTTGCATGAGAATGCGTAATGGTAATAATAACAACAACATACGTATATCTAAAAATAACCCAATGCAACTAATATTTGAAAGTATTACTGAAGGCATAGCATATGTAGTCGGTGGATTTATATGCAGTTTTTTCATTCCTAATATATATGTTTCCGTTTTTATAGTAGGAATAGCAATGCATGTTTTGGCAGAATTGTTGGGCGTTCATCGTTTTTTTTGTAAAAATAGATGTATAAGACAAATATAGTTTTGAAAAAATATAGTTAAACACATGGTATTATAATATTATATCATTTCATGACTATATTGGTAGGATTAATCACAGGAATAACTGGACAAGATGGGTCCTATTTAGCAGAATTATTATTAGAAAAAAATTATGAAGTATGGGGGATTATTCGTCGCACATCCAGTATAAACACACACAGAATAGAACATATATTTGATAAATTAAATTTAAGATATGGTGATTTATCTGACTCGGTGAATTTATTAAACATATTCAACGAAATTAAATGCAAATATGGTGACACACTAAAGCGATTAGAAGTGTATAATTTGGGTGCATTGAGTCATGTTAAAATATCATTTGATATACCTGAATACACAGGTGATGTCGGTGGATTAGGTGTGTTGCGCGTACTAGAGGCTATTAGGAATAGTGGTATTCCTCAACAATTAATACGCTTCTACCAAGCATCTACTTCTGAATTGTATGGAAAAGTAGTAGAAGTGCCTCAAACAGAATTAACACCATTTTATCCTAGGTCTCCATATGGTGTCGCCAAATTATATGGATACTGGATAACTAAAAACTACAGAGAGTCATATAACATGTTTGCTTGTTCAGGAATTTTATTTAATCATGAAAGTCCTAGACGCGGACATAATTTTGTTACCAGGAAGATAACACTTGGGTTAAGTAAAATTTTAAAAGGAGAAGCGAAACAACTGGTATTAGGTAATATTAATTCATTGCGCGACTGGGGACATGCAAAAGATTATTGTAAAGGTATGTGGTTAATTTTGCAACAGGATAACCCTGAAGATTTTGTTCTATCTACAAATGAATATCATAGTGTGAGAGAATTTATCGAAAAAGCGTTTGCATTAAAAGGATTTAAAATTATGTGGAAAGGAGAAGGCGTAAATGAAATTGGTTATGATGAGTTTACCAAGAGAGAACTTATTGTTATTTCTGAAAAATATTATAGACCCGCTGAGGTGGAGGAATTACTTGGTAATAGTACGAAAGCGCGAGAGCAAATGGGATGGACAACTGAATATACATTTGATCAGTTGTTACAGGAAATGGTTGAGAATGATTGCAGAATACTCCACTAACGTTCCGTATTCTGGGTCTGCAACTACACCTTCGGTTCCGTTGCATCCCCTAAATGATTTATTAGGAGCTTGGTAATATAATTGTATTATTGTATTGTATATGGTGTGTAATAACACTAGAAAAAACCGACATTTTTCGAAAACTATTCGAAAATATTCCACGCCGAAAATTGCACAACGCATGGCTTATAAATATTTAGGAAAAACTGCAAAATTATACCCTGCGAATAACCCACATAAAAAATACAAAATATGTGATCTAAAAAATGATAAATGGATAAATTTTGGTCAAATTGGTTATGAAGACTTTACAAAACACCATGATAAAAAAAGAAGACTATCGTACCTAACACGTTCGAAATCTATACGTGGTAATTGGAAAAAAAACCGATATTCTGCAAACAATTTGAGTAGAAATATTTTATGGTAAATCCGATTATACAATATTACATCAAATATAAAATATTTGATCTAATAAATGGAACCTGTCCTCGTTAATCAATCTGAACAAAAAATAATTCATCAAAAAAATGGAATAGTTATAAAATTATTAGATAAAAATAAATATGAATTGTCATTTGAAATTGAAAATAATAACATTATTTTAAAAAAACTAATAAATTTCCAATTAATGAGAATTATTTATGAAGTAAATAAGGATATTTTTGATGATTTTTCATTAGACATTTATTCTAGGGGATGTGGTGTAGTCACAGACCCAGAATCAGTAGCACTTGGTAACGTAGCGGATGATTCTGATAATGAAGCTGATATATATTTATCATTTAAACATTTTTTTGAAGATTTAGGATTTCAGAAAAGATATAATTTACTGCATGTAAACATGCATAACGACACAAATTGTGTCATTTTTACAGCTAATACCCGATACAATACCCCCCTTAAACATACTAATGTTAATGTTAATTCCACTATTTTACCTATTGATAACCTGCAAATAACTTGTAACATTGTGACTGCGCATAAAATTAAAATAGTAAACGTGATCACGTTTAATACCTCTTTTGAAATTCCTGGATTTGTTGAAAAAATGTCTGTCCAGATATTTAATAAAATATTTCTACGAATAAAACAATTTATAGAAAATTACACTAATAATGTATAAAATATGTTATTGTTTATGTCTTCTATTCTATCCACCATATCGAATATATGTTTTTTATTAGATATGATGTATATATTTTCAGCTGAATATATTACCTATTTGGTCACAAAAAATTATAATGCTTTTATAAAAAATATAGCATATAAGTTATCTAATAAAAATATATTATATATTAAGATTTTTCAAGCCATTTCATTAAACAATTATATTATTGACGATGTAATGAATAATGAATTATTATCTTATACTGATTCAGCCCCGTATGATGAATCGGATATAGATTGGAATGCTTTGAATGATGTAAAACGGGATTTCAAATTGCATACTCCTTCGACTTCGTCTACGGAGTATAATCCGAAAACTTCGACTCGCTTCGTTTCATCTACGTTTTCCTCCAATATGGTAAATGATAAGCCTATCAATTCCGGTATGATATCAATAGTTTATAAAATGAAGAATGATGCAGATGAAGATATTATTATTAAAATAAAACGATGTAATATTGAACAAAAATTAGATTACGCTATACAGAAATTGATGTTTCTGATTTATGTATTGTCCTTTATACCCAGAATTAATACATTAAATATCCCATCAATAGTTAATAAAAATCTAACCCTCTTGAAACAACAATTAAATTTTGATGAAGAAGTACAAAATACGATAGATATGAAAGAAAATTGTAAGAATTTAAAATATGTAAAAATTCCAAAAGTTTATCCAGAAGCTACAAAATTATTTCCAAATATCATTATGATGGAATATATTCAAGGAGCACATATATCGAAAATAGATGCGATAGATTACGAAACGTATGCAAAATTGATCATAAAATATGGATTCGTGTCTCTTTTAATTACTGGTATAACTCATGGTGATTTGCACGGCGGGAATATTATATTTATTAAAAATGCTACATCTGCTACATACTCCTCCACTGACATTCCTGAGTATAATCAGAAAACAGATGTTCGCCTCGCGAACATCCGTTTTCCTCCAGATTTGCCCACATATCAAATAGGAATCATTGATTTTGGTATCGTTTTAAAAATAAATCCGACAATTAAAAATGTGTTTTTAGAAATATTCTCTGAATTGTTTACAAAATCCTCTATTGAAATCGCAACAGAATTATTAAATATTATCATCGAACCTAAAGATGTATGGTCGTCTATTCCCAAAACACATTCAGAAAATATTATTCGTGTTACTGCTAATATAATTGAACAAACTATTCATAATGGAAAAGGTGCTACTCAAATTAAAATATACGAATTCCTTGAAAAATTTAATAATTATGTGAATGATCATAATTTGACGGCATATGGGTTATGTATCGGTGATGATTTTGTTAAAATGCAATTGGTGTTGGCTATGTCGCATGGGCTCTGTTTATGTCTATGCAAACATAATTATTTAGAGGTGGCTAATGATGTATTGAA